CAAAGATTACAGCCAGAGCCACCACCATCAGGCATTGTTACTGCATTACAAGGCTTAAATGGCGATTTACAAGCTGTTGTAGGTATTTTTGACCCTAGCCAATTGCCACAGGGCAATATGTCAGGCAAAGCGTTGCAAGGTCAGCAAGCTCAAGTGGATATGACCAATTTCCACTATTACGACAATTTGACTCGTTCTATCCGTCATACAGGTCGCATCATTCTTGATCTAATCCCTAAGATTTATGATCGTGAGCGAGTTATGCGCATAATTGGCGATGACGGCAAGCCAGAAATGGTCACAATCAACGAACAAGGGCAAGATGAGCAGGGTATAGCCAAAATCCTAAATGACGTAACTGTAGGCGAATATGACGTTGTGATGGAAACAGGCCCTGGTTATAACTCTAAGCGTCAAGAAGCAGTCGATTCTATGGTGCAAATGCTCTCTGTTGACCCTGCATTGATGCAACAAGCAGGCGATTTGATCTTCCGTAACATGGATTTCCCTGGAGCAGACATTATTGCTGATCGTTTGGCTGCCGTTAACCCAATGGCTCAGATTGACGATAAATCACCAATCCCACCACAAGTTCAAATGCAGCTTGCTAACAATAAACAGCAAATGCAGCAAATGCAGCAAGTTATTCAGCAGCTCCAGCTTGATATTAAGCACAATTCAACCATCAAACAGATGCAAGAAGAAGCTGAAACTAAGCGTGAACTCATGCGTCAGACTACTAAAGCCCACGATACAGAGATGCGTGATGCGACTAAGCAGACTGACACAGTTATTAACAATCAAACTAAGATTGAAATTGAGCAACTAAAGGCGCAATTAGCTTTGGTATTGGCTCATATCAATAAAACTACAAAAAAAGCTGCCGAAGCAGAAGCTATAGAACGTGCAATTTAGTGTTGTAAAAAAGAGACACTTATGTTACAAATGAATTTGTATTGCCTACCTGTGGGTTCACAGGGTTAATTCTTGGAGTTATCCATGTCAGAAGCAGAAGTAGTAAGAACAGCATCAAGCGTAGTAACAAGCGATAATTTAGCTGAATTCCATGCTGAAAAATTAGGTTTAGCTAGTGATGAAGCTCCTGTTGCGGCTGAAACAGTCGAGGAAACTCCTGAATCAGAGCCAGCAGTTGAAGCCCAAACTGAGAGTGAACCAGAAGCAGAAGAAGAAGCGCAAGTAGCAGACAAGCCCAAACAAAATCCCAAACTTGAAAAGCGTTTTTCTGAACTTACTAAACGAGCTAAACAAGCTGAAGCCGATAAGCAAGCATTAGAAGCACGTTTACAAGAACTTGAGGCTAAACAAGCCCCTGCACCCAAACAAGCTGATCCAGTAAGCGAAAAACCACAAGCATCGCAGTTTAATGATGCTTTTGAATACGCTGAAGCACTAGCTGAATGGAGCGCAGAAAAGGCTTTAGAGCAGCGTGATATACAAGAACAGCAACGCAAAGTCGAAGAACAGAGAAACGAAGTTATTAAATCGTGGACTCAAAAACTCGAAGCTGCGAAAGCGAACTTGCCTGATTTTGACGATATGGTAGCGTCTAGTAATGTTCAAGTACGAGATGAAGTACGAGATGCAATACTAGAATCAGATGTAGGCCCTGAAATCCTATATCACCTAGCATCAAATGACGAATACGCTGCCAAGTTTGCAGATATGCCTGCAAGCAAAGCACTCAAAGAATTAGGGAAATTGGAAGTTCAATTTGAGCGTAAAGAAGCTCCTGTTGAGAAAAGCGAACCTGTTGCTCGTAGTAAAGCACCAGCACCCATTAAGCCCCTTACAGCAGGAAAAGGAACGTCTGACGTTCTCATTGACGGAAATGGCGCATTTCATGGCACATACGCTCAATGGAAAGCTGCAAGACAGGCTAAACGGATACGCTGATACCCAAATTTAAAATAAAGGAAATAAATCATGGCAAATAATTTGCTAACCATTTCCAAGATCACTAACGAAGCGTTGATGGTCTTAGAAAACGAATTAACATTCACATCTGAAGTAGATCGTAACTATGATGACCAGTTTGCCGTTGTAGGTGGCAAAATTGGTAACACAGTAAACGTAAGAAAACCTGGACGCTTCATTGGAACTACAGGACCGGCCCTTAATGTGGAAGACTTCAATGAGACTTCTGTACCTGTGACCCTCAGCACTCAATTTCACGTTGATACCCAGTTCACAACACAAGATTTGGCATTGTCTTTAGATATGTTCTCTGATCGTGTATTGAAGCCTGCTGTTGCTGCTATTGCCAACAAGATTGATCGTGATGGCACATTGCAAGCTGCTAACAACACAGCTAACATTGTTGGTACTGCCGGTACACCTCCAACAGGTTTAATTACTTACCTAACTGCTGCTGCTTACCTTGATTCTGAAGGCGCACCTCGTGATGGTCGTAGATCATGTATTGTTGAGCCGTTTACTTCCGCTACTATCGTTGACAGCTTGAAAGGCTTATTTGTGCCACAAGAAGCTATTGGCGAACAGTATCGTAAAGGCTTGATGGGTCGTGATTCCGCTGGTATGAACTGGAAAATGGATCAAAACATTGTTGCTCATACTTATGGTAACTTCTCAACAACAACTGTAACTGCTTCTGTTGCTACTACAACAGCTACTGGTTTCTTGACAAGTGGTTGGGCTTCTAGCTCTAACATCACTTTGACAGCAGCCAATACTGGTACTATCAACTTAAACCAAGGCGATACATTCACAATCGCTGGCGTTTTTGCAGTTAACCCACAAAATCGTCAAGCTTATGGTTCTAACAAGCTGCGTAACTTTGTTGTTAACTCTGCTGTTTCAGTGGCTTCAGGTTCATCTGTAACTGTTAACGTATCTCCTGCTGTTATTACTGCGGGTCAGTTCCAAAACGTATCTATTCCTTCAACATCAGGTACTGCTGCTGTGACTTTCTTTAATAGCACAGGCGTTGTTTCCCCACAAAACATCATCATGCATCGCAATGCGTTTACTCTAGCAGTAGCCGATCTTGAGTTGCCAGAGGGTGTTCACTTTGCTGGTCGTGCAAGCGATAAGGAAATCGGTCTGTCAATGCGTGTAGTTCGTCAATACACCATTAACAATGACTCTATTCCTACTCGTTTAGACGTTCTGTATGGTTGGGCTAACTTGTATCCTGAACTCGCTTGCCGTGTTGCAGCTTAATCACTAATAACGAAAGGAAACTATTATGGCTAATCCAGGCCCAGCAGTAACTACCTCGATTCACCCACAAATTCTAGGCACTAACCAAGCATTGCGTTTGATCGCAACTGCTCAAGCAGTAAACCTAGCATCTTTGGGTGACACACCTGTAAACGTAATTGATGTAACTAACTATGTTCCTGTTTCTATTATTACTGCTAACGCAGTAAATGGTACAGCAACAGTTTCTAGCATCTCTAGCATTTATTTAGGTGTTTACACAGCTCCATCACAAGGTGGCACAGCAATCTTCACAGCGGCAGCATTGTCAAGCAATTCGACAACTACTAACGCTAAAGTTCAAGCTACCACTTTGGTTGCAAGCGCAACAAACGCTCAACAACTCTATGTAAACGTAGCTACTGCTACTGCTACAGGAACTATTGACGTTTATGTATATGGTTACGACTTGTCAGCACAGTAATCTGTTGTAAAATAAAAGCCCACCCCCTAAAAAGGGTGGGTTTTTAACATCTAAGGGGAATTTATGAAGAATGTAATGATTGCTATGCCTTGCTATTCAGCTAAGGTTCATTTTCCAACTATGCGCTCAATTTTGTTAGATTCCATGAATATTATTCATCGTGGAGATAAGTTCTGCATGGCAGAGGACATAGGTAATAGCGATATTGCAGGCTCAAGAGGGGCATTATTTGCTGCTTTTGTACGCTCTAATTGCGATACATTAGTCTTTATTGATGATGATGTATTTTGGGAACCAGGGGCATTAATCCAATTAATTGATTACCCTGTAGATTTAGTGGGTGGTATTTACCCTAAGAAAAAAGAACCATTTGAATGGCCTTTTAAAATAGCTGTAAAAGAATCTTATCCCACAGACCCAGAAACAGGATTATTAGAGGTATTAGGGCTTCCTGGTGGTTTTATGAAAATTAGCCGTAATTGTGCCCAAAAGATGATTGAGGCTTATCCTCGTCAGACTTTGCGTAGCACTACAGAATATAGTCAATTTTGGCCATTATTTGACCCTTATGAAATGCCTAACGGCAATCGTCTAAGTGAAGATTTTAGCTTTTGCCAAAGATGGATTGATATTGGTGGCAAAGTCTGGGCAAATCTTGAGTTTGAGCTAGGTCACATTGGCTACAAAACTTTTAAAGGAAGTTGCGGAAAACACTTGAGGGAAGCACAAAACAATGTAAAATAGTTGTAGATTTACAACAAACCCCCTTTGCAAAGGAAAAAATATGTCTAGCACTACTGTAACTCGTGGCAATTCTCACGAAACTTTTTATATTGGCCCATCTTTAACACCATCTCAAGTAGCCCCAAATACTACTGCTGCTCAAACTTTTAGCCTACCTGGCTTGCAAGTAACCGATATTATCGTTGCACAAGGTTATATTGCTAACCAAGCTACTGGAGCATTTATTGTTGAAGCTGATTGCTTAACTGCAAACGTATTAACAGTTCAGTTTGGTAATGTTGCAACTACAAGCGTTACCCCTACTGCTGGCGTTTATGAGTTCCAAATTGTTCGTGCAGAAGGCCCATTGCCAACTACTGCTGTTTAAGGATAAATCATGGCTAACGTATCAGCTTATCGCTTTGTTGGCCCAACAACAGCGATTACAGTATCTACAGCTAGTTCGACTTCTGTAACTATTACTCCTTTTGGTAATGATCAGCCGAACTTTTGTGGCTTTTTAAACACAGGCTCAACCCCTATCGCTATTAGTATTGCCCCTGCCGTAGCAGGAACAACGACAACTGCACCAGCAGCCGTTCTTCCTACTGGTGGAAATAGCTCTAACAGTTTTGTTTTAGGCATTTCAATGTCACAGCCTACTGTTATTGCTGTACCACCTAGTTTTGCTATTACAGCTATTGGTGCAGCTAATACGCTATATGTAATGCCTATGATTGATCAGAATTAAGGAAAATCATGTCATACACTAATGCAGTAGCATCAACCTCAACTACTAATACAGTTCCTGTTCAGGCTCAATTTAACGCTGCTGGTGTATGCACAGGTTTAATTGGTCCTGGTGGTGTTGTATTTTCTCCACCTTTAACTGGCAATACTGAAAACCCATCTACATTGTCTATGGGTGGCAATTTAATCGCCACTTCAAACACATTGCCTACTATTTCATCAGGTTTTGGCACAAGCCCAACTATTACTGCTGTTGGCACATTTGTGTTTAAAGTTGTGGTTGGTACTGGTGGTGCAGCAAATGGAACAATTACCCTTCCAACAGCTCCTAATGGTTGGTTGGCTTTTGCTGCTGATGTAACTAGCGGTAGCACATTATTTTTACAATTAACAGGAAGCACAACAACTTCAGTCACATTTACTAGCTATTCTGTTACTACAGGCGCAGCAGCAAATATGTCTGCAAGTGATGTAGTTTTAGTTAACTGTATTGCCTATTAAAGGTTAAATTATGGCTATAGGGCCAGCATTAACGACAGACCAGAATATTCTGCCTGTTCAGGCTTACTTTAACTTAGATGGGTCATTTAATACTTTTCTAGGTCAAGGTCAGCCTTTTGTTGTTTCTGCTACTGAAAGTATTGGCATTATTGATACAACAGCATCAGGCACGTTCTATCCCACTTTTTCAGCAGTTAATACAGGTCAAGTCACAAGTCTTAGCGTTACATCGTCTAAGCTTAGTTTTAACCCCTCTACAGGCGTTTTATCGGCTAATGGTGGCTTTGTAGGCTCTTTAAATGGCATAGCTTCAACTGCAACAAATTTACAGCTTGGTGGCGCAAATACACTTGTTTATCAGTCAAGTTCTGGAAATACGGCTTATTTAACAAACGGCACAACAGGTCAAGTTTTAACAGCAACGACAGGAAGCGCCCCTTCTTGGACAACGCCTACTTTTTACGCTTCTGTTACCGATGACACCACTACAAATGCAACTCGTTATCCTTTGTTTGCTAACCAAACAAGTGGAAGTCTATCAACAGAATATACAAGCTCTACTAAGTATCAATACAACCCATCTACCGGAACGCTATCTGCGACTGTTTTTAGCGGCTCTGGGGCGAGTTTAACAAGCATCCCTAACTCTGCCCTTACTAACTCTAGTATTACCGTAGGATCAACTGCTATTAGTTTGGGCGGCACAGCAACTACCATTGCAGGCTTAACTAGCGTTACTTCTACAACTTTTGTAGGTGCATTGACAGGCAACGCCAGCACAGCGACAAGTGCAACAACAGCCACAAATGCTACAAATATAGCCATTACTGACAATACAAGCTCTGTTTCTACTTATTACCCTGTTTTATCAGGCGCAACAACAGGCAATAATGCTGCTACTACTAGCTCTACAAAACTATCTTTTGTACCTAATACAGGCACATTATCAGCAACAGTATTTAGTGGATCAGGCGCAAGTTTGACTAGTATTCCTAATGGTGCATTGTCAAATAGCACAATCTCAGGAGTAGCATTAGGTAGTAATTTATTTAATCTAACTGCTGGTACAAACATTACATTTAGTAGCGGTACAACCTATAATGGTTCTGCTGCAATCACAATTAATGCTTCTAGCACAATGGTTTATCCTGGCTCTGGAATACCAAATAGCACAGGCAGCGCATGGGGAACAAGCTATAGCACATCAGGCTCAGGAACAGTTGTAGCTTTGGCTACAAGCGCATCTTTGATAACTCCTGCAATCACAGGCGGCACAATAGACAACACAGTTATTGGTGGAACTACCCCAGCCGCAGGTACATTTACTACTATTACTGGACAGACAGAAGTATTAAAAGGTACTGGTAATAATTTATTTGTAAGAAGTAGTGATTTAACTAATGCGTCTTGGGCGGCAACAAATGTAACTTTAACAAGCGGTCAATCTGACCCTTTTGGCGGCACTACAGCATTTTTGATGAATACTGGTACTGGAACTGGTAACCATGAAATTTCACAAATTTTATCAACACCAAACATATTTACTTACAGCATTTATGCAAAAGCTGGAACTGCTAATTATTTTGGTATTTATGCTTCTGCCGCAGCACAAGGTGTATTTTTTAATTTAACAACAGGTGCATTTTCAGCAAATATTATTAGTTCTCCAACTTCTTATTCTTCTACTAATGTAGGAAGTGGTTGGTGGAGATTATCAATAACAGCTTCAGTAAGTACGGCTGGTGTACAACTTTTAATATCAGAAGATGGTACAAATTATTCTTTTACTGGAACATCAAAAACTGTCACTATTGTTGCTCCTCAAGTTGAAGTTGGCACTACAGTTAATACTTATGTTCCGACAACCACCACAGCAATCTACGGAACTCCTACCCTATCCTTTAGTGGAGTAGCAGGACTAGGATTACAGTCTGATGGTAGTTTATATGCTTCATCTGCTGGTACTGGAAATATTCGTTTCTACACAAATAATGTTACTTTAGAACAAATGCGAGTTTCTAATACAACTTCTGCTGTTGATTATTTACAAGTGACAGGTGCTACAACAGCAAGCAAAGTTGTTGCTATTTCTGCCCAAGGTTCAGACACAGATGTTACTTTGTCATTAGCACCAAAAGGTGCAGGAACAATTAGATTTGGCACATATACAGCAGGAATATTAACCCCAGCAGGATATATAACAATTACAGATAGTGGTGGTACATCTCGCAGACTTCTAGTAGGATAAAAAAGGAAAATTATGGCATTGGAAAAATTAATTGACACAGATTATGGAATTCCAGCAACATATTGGAATATTGGTGCAATTCAAGAAGATTTTAAAGGTTATGGTACTGAAATAACTTTTTACGGATATGCTTCAAAAGAAGCAAGAGATGCTGGCAAACAACCTTTATCCGCAGGCAAATTACAACTTAGCGGCAATGAATATGTGGCTGGTGCTAACAGAGAACAGTTATATGCCATTATTAAACAAAAGCCTGAGTTTGAAGGTGCTACAGATTGTTAATTACTACTTAACATATTAAAATGGAACAATTATGAGTCAATTAGTCTTTTTAGCCAACGCTGGCGGTAACATCACATTTAACGGCACAAATACGGCAAATGCGTATTCTGTGACTGTTCCTGCTGCTAATGGCACTTTGGCCTATATTGATGGCTCAAATAACCTTAATACTACTAATTTAGTCGCTACAGGCACAGGTTCATTTGGTGGCACATTAAGCGTAACAGGAGTAACAAGCCTTAGCACGTTAAACACTACAGGCGATGCCATATTTGGCGGTACAGGCGAAATTCAAATTCCTAGCGGAACAACAGCTCAAAGAAGCTCAAGCCCAGCTCAAGGAATGATTCGATATAACGTAACAAATAGCAATTTTGAAGGTTATAACGGTTCTGCATGGGGTTCTATTGCAGTACCAGCAGGATCAAATACACAGATTCAATATAACAATAGTGGCTCTTTAGGAGCTTCTTCTGCGCTTACTTTTAATGGTACAGCTTTAGCAACAACAACTTTACAATCTACAAATTTAAGTGATGGCACTAACAGCACTTCAACAACTAACGCTATTCAAGGTAGTGCAAAGGCTTGGGTACGATTTAATCCATCAAGTGGCGCAGGAACAATTGTAAAATCTTATAATGTAAGCTCTGTTACTTATAGTGCAACTGGATATTATGTAGTTAATTTTACTAATGCTTTATCAGATGCAAACTATTGCGTAACAGGCGCAGCATCTCCAGATTCTGGAACTTATCAATGTTTTGCAACTTTGTTTGCCGTTTCAGGCTCAACTTATCAAGCACCCACAACATCTTCTTTTGCAGTTGAAATCCAAAGATATAATGGCGCACAAACGAACCCATACGCTGTTTGTTTAACGGTTTACGATTAAAGGAAAAATAATGTCACAAATAATCATTTATACAAACGCAATTGGCTGTGTATCTGTTTGTGTTCCTACTGGCGAATTGCCTATTAACGAAGTATTAGAAAAAGACTGCCCTGCTGGTGCAATTATTGTTGATGACAGCACATTGCCACAAGGCTCTGACGCTCAATTCTTTGATGCCTGGGAACTAAACGGCTCTACAGTCATAGTAAACTTTGAAAAAGCTAAAGCTATCAAACTAGCTCAGTTTAACGCTAAAGCTGTAGCAGAAGCCCAAGCAAGACAACTCAATATTCTAGCTAGTATCGAAAATGCTGTTAGCGATGCAGACTTTACTGCTAGTCTAGTAGTTGGTCGTGCCGCTATTGCTAATGCAACAACTACTGCCGAATTAATGGCTATTACTAATTTTTAATAATGTTTATTTGGAAAATACTTGAAGTTTTTGCTGAAAATGACGTAATTACCCACGTCAAATATTTTGTATCTAATGATCAAGTAGAAACTGAAGGATATTGGTATTTTGATAATCCTATTGCAAAAACACCATTTGCAGATGTTACTGAAGAAGTAATTATTGAATGGATTAAAAAAGATGCTCAAACTGATGGAAAATGCCACATTATTGCAAATCTTGAAGCACAATTAGCACAATTAGATAAAAAGCCTGTTCCTGCTCCTTGGCAGCCACAAGTATTTAAACCTGAGATTTAATTATGACCCAGCCAATAGACATTATTTCTAGAGCTTTAAAAGACATAGGTGCATTAGAAGCTGGTGAAACTCCAACTCCTGAAGCAACTGCTGATGCGTTTGATATGCTCAATGATCTTGTAGATCAATGGTCAAACGAAGAAATGATGGTTTATTACAAGAATGAAATTGTATTTCCGATTGTGCCAGGACAAACTCAATATACTATTGGGCCAACCGGTCAAATTGGCGCAATTATCACAGGTTCAATTTCTGGTAATATTTTGACAGTAACAGGGATTAGTTCAGGGGCTATCAATGTAGGGCAAACCCTTAGTGGTACAGGCATTACATCAGGAACTAAAATTGTTGCAATGCTTACAGGTGCAGGCAATAACGTCAACGAAGCAGGCACATATCAATTAAATATTGCATATACAACTGCTATTACTTCTGAAACCATTAATCTTTACTATCAACGCCCATTAAGCATTGATTCAGCGTTTGTAAGGATTAATACCAACTCTAACGGTATTCCTATTAACAATGGTGGTTTAGATTACCCTATTGCTATATTGGCGGTTGAAGAATATGAAATGATTGGTTTAAAGACGTTAAACGGCCCTTGGCCTAAAGCGCTTTATTATCAGCCAAGCGAAACATTAGGCAACATTTATGTATGGCCTAATCCATCGCAAGGTGAAATGCACATCTTTACAGACAATTTGTTTCAAAATTATGCAAGTCTTTATGACCCAGTAATTTTGCCACAAGGTTATTCAATGGCATTAAGATGGTGTTTGGCAGAACGATTAATGCCTATGTATGGCAAAGTCAATCCTACGCAAATAGGCATGATTAACGCATACGCAGCACAAGCAAAAGCAACTGTAAAACGTACAAACATGAAACCTGTGCAATCTGCAAGATTTGCTGATGCAATGTTGGCATCTCGTCAAAAAGATGCTGGTTGGATTCTTTCTGGTGGATTCTTTAGATAATGGACTTTGGATTCGTAGGCGCAGCCTATACAGCCCCCTCTATATATCAAGATGCTCAAGAATGTATCAATTGGAGGCCTGAAATTGATCCAGCTAAAGGTCAAGGCACACGAGGCGTTGTTGCTTTATATCCTACTCCTGGTCTTACTTCTCAAGTTCTATTATCTGCTCAAGCTCAAGTAAGGGGCATGAGAACGCTATCAGGTGGTAGCTATTTGGTAGCAGTCTGTGGAGCATACGTTTATATTTTAACAAGCAACTTTACACCTACCATCATAGGTCAATTAAACACTAGCACAGGCAACGTAGGAATTACAGATAACGGTTTAAACGTCTATATTACAGACGGCTCATATCGTTATACATGGCGTATTTCTACCCCTGCTACAGCAACTTTTAATGCTACTATTTCAGGCACAACTTTAACGATTGTTAGCGTATCAAGTGGAACAATAACCACAGGGCAAGCTTTATTTGGTATTGGAGTTCCTAATGCTACTGTTATTACAGGAGGATCAGGCACAAGCTGGACTATTAATAATTCTGTTACTATTTCGACAGCAATAACAATGACTTCTGTAGCAGTTGCATCAGTTTTAACGGCTTCAACATCAGGCACAACTTTAACCGTAACAGCAACTAGCGGTACGTTATATCCAGGTCAAACCATCACAGGCACAGGCGTAACGTCAGGCACAATTATTACTGCTTTAGGTAGTGGCACAATTCTTACAACTTCTATTGCTACTGCTGGCACAGGATATGCTGTAAATGACACTATAACGGTCACAGGTGGTGTTTATGGCAATAGTCCTGCTACTTATACAGTTACGGCAATTGGAGGCTCTGGTGCAGTTTCTACGCTTTCTCAAACATTTTCAGGTGCTTATACATCTGTCCCTGCTAGTCCTGTTTCTACAACTACTAATGGTGCAGGCACAGGGTTAACCCTTACTGTTACTTTTGGCACAGGCACAGGATCAACAGGTAACTATGTTATTAATAACAGTCAAACTGTAGCCTCTAGAACAATGTACGCTTTAAACTTTAGCGTATTGCCAAGCACAGATGGTGCGTTTCAAGGTGCAGACGTAGTTGATATTGTTGATAACTATTTTATTTACAATTATCCTGGCACTCAACAATGGGCAGCTTCTAATTTATTAAGTCCAATTACCTATGGATTGAGCTTTGCAAGTAAGTTTACAGGCCCTGATAATCTTGTTTCTTTGGTAGCAGATCACGGTCAAGTCTATTTATTAGGCGAAACAACTTCCGAAGTCTGGTCAGATGTAGGAACATTCCCATTTGCTTTTCAGCGTATTCCTGGCTCATCTTCTCAACATGGTATTGCTGCTAAATTTTCAATATCTCGTATTGGCAATTCTTTTGCTTATTTGGCAAAAAATACTCGTGGTCAAGCAGAAATTGTAGTAATGAATGGGTATTTTCCAGAAAGAATTAGCACCCATGCAGTAGAAAACACTTTAGCTAATCAAGTAGTATCAGATGCTATTGCCTATACTTATCAAATAGAAGGCCATGAATGTTATGTTATTTCATTTCCTACATTAGATATTACATGGGTATATGACTTAGCAACTCAACTATGGCACAAATGGTTATGGGTAGATACCACCAATACATACCATCGTCATCGCTCTAATTGCCATGCTAACTTTCAAAATCTAAATTTAGTGGGCGATTGGCAAAATGGCAATATTTATTCTTTAGATGCCAATAATTACACAGATAATGGCAATGAAATTCGCAGATTGCGTAGAGCGCCACATTTGGTTGCAGATTTGCAACGTCAATATTTTGATGAATTACAAATTCAGTTTCAGCCGGGCGTTGGTATTGGTGGCACACAAACAGATAATACTAATAATAACTATTTGGGTAGTGCTTATTTTATCCCTGCTAATGGCGCATTAACTATTGGTGCAAATCAAATTGACATTTTAGGCTTTGCAAATCAAGTATCAGCTAACAATACTTTAACTAATCCACAAGCAATGTTACGTTGGTCAAACGATGGTGGCTCAACTTGGAGCAATGAGCATTGGTCAAAAATAGGCCAACAAGGAAAATATAAGAATCGTGCGATTTGGCGCAGATTAGGTACAGCTCGTGATCGTATTTTTGAGGTTTCTGTAACTGATCCTGTAAAATGCGTAATAGTGTCTGCTAACTTAAAAGCTAGTCAAGGGGATAATTAATGGCTAACGTGCTATGGGGTACATCTCAAAACAATATTTATCCAAATACCCCTGTTCTTGACGAGCAGACCAAAATGCCCACAAGAGCGTGGCAACAGTATTTTTTGAATTTACTCAATTTTACAAGCGCAGGAACAGCAACAAAAGGCACAGGAACGCTACCTAGCAATCCTGTAGGATTTATTAATGTAACTGTGAACGGCAAGCCATTTAAAGTGCCTTATTACAATGTCTGAAATTATTGAAAAAATGGGTATTCCTACCCAAGAACAGATATTGCGATTGCAAGCTGAAATGACTGTTATGCCACAAGTTGAGCTAAAAACAGACCATTACTTTTCTGAAGGTATGTATTGCAGAAAGTTAACAAGACCAGCAGGCACGTTAATAGTTGGCAAAGTTCACAAAAAAGATCATTTTTTTATGTGCGCTATGGGTGAAATCATAGCTTGGACTGAAAATGGGATGAAAAAACTGCTTCCAGGCGATATAATCGAGTCAAAACCTGGTACAAAAAGGGTAACTTTTGCTTTATCTGATGCTATAGGAATTACTGTTCATAAAACAGACAAAACTGATTTAGATGAAATTGAAACAGAATTAATTGAGCCTGATGAAACTGCATTATTTGATTCGAGTAATAAATTGAAAAAAATCGTTATTGAGAGCCAAAAAATGGCTTTGGAAGGATAAATATGTCTTGGGTAGCTGTTGCCGTTATAGGCGGTTCATTGGTTGGTGGTTATTTGCAAAGTGAAGCCACTAAAAGTGCTGCTCAATCACAAGCAGATGCTGCTGCAAGAGCGCAAGGTCAATTATTATCTACTGGTCAAGGTGCTGCTGATTTATATGCACCATACACGGCTAAAGGGATTACTGCGCTTAATACCATCAGCACAGACCCTTATTTTACGCATCAGTTTACTAATCAAGATTTAAACGCAACTTTAGCCCCTGGTTATGGTTTTAGATTAGGTCAAGGCCAAACAGCTTTAAATCAAGCACAAAATGCTACAGGCGGTGCAATAAGTGGAAATGCTTCAAGAGCATTGCAAGACTACACTCAAAATTTTGCTTCTAACGAATATGCAAATGCTTTTAACCAATATCAGCAACAACGTTCTAATATTTATTCTAATTTGAATCAAATAGCTGGCTATGGGATGACAGGCACACAAGGACAAGCAAATACTTTGTTAGGTACAGGCACAAACATTGCAAACGTAGGACTTGCAAATGCTAATGCTCAAGCTGCATCACAAGTTGCCCAAGGCAATATTTATGGAAACGTAGCCAATACAGCAGGAAATATGCTTGGTTATACAGCTTTAAATAGTATGAACGCAAATCCTTATGCAAATATGGGATTAAGCGGAAGTAATAATGCTGGATTTACATACAATAATCAAGTAGGCCCAACTCAAGCTGGTGGAAATATAGCAAACCCAATTTATGTAGCTTAAGGAATAAAAATGGCAGCAATTAGTCAAGTAGCCGACCCTAGTATTTATAGCAATGTTCAACCTCAAAAAGGTATGTCTATTGCTGATCTGGTAAGTTTAGGCCGTAGCTCTACTGCGTTGCAAAAAGAAAAAGCTTTATTAGCGCCAGAAATACAAGCTGGTATAGCTACATCTGAATCTGCGCAAGTTGCTGCTAAAAAAGCCAAATTAGGTTTAGATACAGATTTTGCTGACAAAATGCGTAGAAATCAAATTGCTTTAATCAATGATCCTATAATTGTTCAAGCAGAGCAAGACCCACAGTTTGCAGCAGCAAATAAAGAAAAAATTGCTAGATTAGTGGAAAGACAAGCTAAAGCAGCCGTAGAGTTGGGTTTAGATCCAGCTAAAGCTGAAGAACTTAATGCTCCATATCTTGAAGCTGTTATGCAAACAAATGGTCAAGGCTTAAGACAATTTCTTAAAACTCGCATGGTAGCTGGCTTAGATCAACAAGCTCAAGCTGCATTAAACCCACCAGAATACTTTAAAGCTGCTCCACAAGCTCCAAGCGCACCACAAACAAATGCACCAACAAGCGCAGAGCCATTTAGTCAGCCTGAAAAACTTAGTTATCCAATTCCTCAAGCTGGTCAACCTAGAGCGCAATTACCTAGCGAAGAACCTGATCGTCAATTTGGTGAAAAAATTAGAACAACGCTTTCTAATGCCCAACAAAATTATGGATCAGTTCGACAAAATTATGATGCTTTAATTGATCAAGCTGAAAAAATTGCTGGCAGCACATTTTTTGGTGGCGCAGCAGGAACTGCTGAACGTGCATTAATGGCAAAAATTGGAACACCTGAATATCAACAATTATCTAAAGATTTAGCAAATGCACAAATTGCGCAGATTAAAGCAGAAGGCGGTTCATTAGATACAGTATCAGGGCAAGCATTATTAGCTCACGCTAATGGTACTGTCACTTATGATCCTAAAGTTCTTGTTAATATTGCAAGACGTAATGCCGCAAATCTTGAAAATAAAAATATGCAAGCTACAGGATTAAGAGTTGCATCAGAAAAATTTGGCGATGCTAATGCTAAACATTTCTTGTCAATGTGGAATAAAAACGCAAATGACAATTCAGTATTTGAAATGAAATATATTTTTGATAAAAGTGGCGGTGGTGCAAATGGCGCACAAGCTGTTCAACAATATATTAAAAGTTCTGGATTATCTGAACAAAAGCGTAAAGAATTAGCTACTAAATATTTGAATCTACAGAAGTTAGAAACTACAGGAACTTTATAATGGCTGATGCCTTATACGATGCTATTTTAGGTGTTCAGCCTACAAAAGCCGTTCAACCACCTTCTAGCGGTTCAAACCAATTTAATGTTGGTAATATGCGACCTGTAGGTTCATCTACTGGTTTTCAACAGCCTTCTAGCTATGAAGAAGGCATTAAGTCTATGGATGATAATCTAAAGGCTTATGGAACAAAACATAAGATTAATACCCTTAGAGGTGTAATTTCAAGATATGCGCCACCTACAGATAAAAATGATACTGAGGGCTATATTAAGTTTGTAGCTGAAAGAACTGGATTAAAGCCAGATCAAGAAATTGATCTTAATAATCCTGCTGTGCGCCATGTAATTAGTGGGCCAATGATTTTGATGGAAAAAGGTGGTAAAGCTATTTTTGGCACTACACAGCCAAAAACTCAAACATCTGCTCCTGCTTCTAACGATGCTTTATACAATGCAATTATTGGAACACCACAAAAACAAGAAGCTGTTTCCCAATTAGATTTGCAAAAAGCACTAGATACGCAAACATCAAAAGAATCCAATGCGCCTAGTTTTATGAAGCGTTTTGAAGAAATTTCACAAGGGACTACAAAAACAAATAGGCCATTAGCTGCTGGAGTTGCTTCTGTAGCCGATGTTGCTGCTGGGGTTGTGCCAGCTACAGTAGCTTCAGTTGCTTATCCTATTGCTAGAGCTGTAGGACAAACACCTGAACAAGCTACAAAAGTAGCACAAACAGTATCAGAGCCTTTATCTCAGCCATTTGGTAAAGCTTTAGGCGTTACTCAAGAACCAGCTTATCAAAAAGAGTTTAGCCGTCAAGCAATGGAAACTGTTGCTAAATACGTTGGTGAAAGCGCAGAAACTATTGCTAAAAAAACAGGCATACCAAAAGAAGATGTAGAGAATATGCTTGGAAGCATTTCTACTGCTGTTGGTGCTAAATTACCAAGTGCCAAAACTGCTCTTAAAGCTCAATTTGAAAAGAGTTTTCCTAAATTTGAAGAACCTACTCAAGTTGCCCCTACTGTTGCGCCTACAATGGCTGGAGTTGGTGCTGCTAAAGCTGAAATTAATCCTTACACAGGCAAGATTTCAGGAGAAGAAACTATTCGTGGTCAATATCCTGCTGTAAAACTATCAAAGATTACACAAGATGCCCCTTTTGCTGAACAAGCAACTAGATCACAAATTGCTAATGAAATTCTTGGAGATACTGGTCAAGTTCGTAGCGGTGTAGTTACTGGCAATGAAAATACTTTGCGCCAAGAATATACAGAAGCTAGATCAGCAAATCCGACTCCTAAAAGCGAGTTGCTAAAACGTCAAATTGCAGAAGAACAAAACGCTTTATCTCGTTATGCTGAAAAGCGTATTGAGAATAGCGGAGCAAGCAAGAATCTTCCTACAGACTATGAACGTGGTCAATTGATGAATGATGCTATTGCAAGCGATGAAGGATTAACTGGCTATTTAAAAAAAGCTAAACAAGAGCTTTTTGACGATGCTAGAGCAAAAGTAGGCGATAACCCTATTCAATCAAATTCTGTTGCTAATTTATTAGAAAATAAACAATTTAGAGCTGGTCTTGGTTTAAAAGGAAATGAAGGCGTTGCCAAAAGCGCTGAACAACTTATTGAATTAGCTAGAACTGTTGGCTTTGAAGATCGTGCTGGAAATGTTCTTCCCCCAAATAGTATTGCTGCATGGAAAGCTGTAAGAGAAGCTTTGAATGGCGAATGGACTAAAGATAATGCCTCTGTAGTAGCCAAAATTAATAATGCAATTGATAAAGATATTGCTTTAGCTGGTGGTCAAGATTTATATAAAAAGGCAGACAATCTGCATAAAGCTGAAAAGAAAATATTTGAATCTAAAGGTATTAAAAACTTATTTGGTGAAGTTGATCCAAATGGAGTTCAAACAGCTACTAGCTTTGATTCAATTCCTAAAAAACTTAATACTATGCCGCCTGACCAATGGAAGCATATTTATGATACTTTTGATGAAATTTCAAAAGGTCGAGTTCGTGGAACAGGATTTGATTTAGAGCTTACACCTGAATTAATGCAATATGCTGAAGCTGCTAAAGCCGAAATGCGAGGCGCTTTGGCTAGAGAAATTTATCAAGCTGGAGCTGGTAAAGCAGGCGCTTGGAATCAAAATTCAGTTAATAATATTCTTAATGCTAGAGCTAAAAAAATTGAACACGCTTTTACTCCTGAAGAACAAAGGGCTTTTCATACATTAAATTATGGCGGTTACATCATGCCTGGTATTCATGCTTATGAAGGAGCAGCTTTACAAGGCCAAAGAGTTGGCAAGTTTGCTGAAAAATTTCCTATGTTTGGCAGAGAAGCAGGAGCTGCAACACATATTCCATTTGGAGCAACAATTGGTGAAAAAATAGGTGAAAAAGCTGCACAGTTTAGCATTGGTAAATCTGAACTAAAACAAGCAACAAAACTTCAAGAAGAAATGATGAAAAACGCTCAAAAAGGCAAAACTAATCTTAAAGACATAGGAAAATAATAATGGCAGTTTTACTATCCCCAATTGGTAATGGATTTCAATTCTTCACTACTACAGGCTTGCCTTTAGCTGGTGGTTATCTATATACCTATCAAGCTGGCTCTACTACACCACTTACGACTTATTCTGATCCTAATGGTGCAATTGCCAACACCAATCCTATTGTATTAGGCTCTGATGGCAGACCCCAAGTAGAGATTTGGTTTACATCTGGCTATAACTATAAGATTGTTTTAACTGATTCAAACAACAATACAATTCAGACTTATGACAATTTATATGGTATTCAAAACGCAACATCTACAGGAACTACTGTACCTTCAGGCGCAATCCTAATGTGGTCAGGCGCTATTGGTTCTATTCCTAGTGGTTATGTATTGTGTAATGGCTCAAATGGCACAGCCGATCTGAGAGATCGTTTTATTGTAGGAGCAGGCAATTCTTACTCAGTAGCGGCAACAGGTGGCTTTGTAGCAAATACAACAGTATCTCCTAGCGGTACTTATAACCCACTTTATTATGCTTTGGCATTTATACAGAAAACATAATTATGGCAGAACTAGATCCAATTAAGGTTGGGGTAATGTGGCAAAAAGTAGAAGCTATGGAAAAAGAAGTAGCAGAAATGCGCCAAGACATTAAAGAGCTTCTTGCTATGGCTAATAAAGGTCGTGGTGGCTTTTGGGTGGGAATGATGGTGGTATCTGCGCTAAGTTCTTTTATAGGCTTTATTGCACATTATTTCAGCACAAAATGATGTATGCCAGACCCATTCGGTATATCAGGGGGGATTCAAGCTCTTAGTGGTAGTCTTGATGCTACTAGACAGGCTACAAAAGGCCTTTCTAAAAGCGTAGAAGGCATCCAGCAAGATGGTCTAGACATAGCACAACGCAAAGCACAAGAAAGGCGCAGAGCGTTAAAAGAAGCAGAAATAAAGAAGCAGACAGCGTTGATTAAAGCGCTAGAAGATTGGAAACATAAAAAACAAATTAGCGATCAAGAAGCAAAGCTAAAGATAGATTTTGTAAAGAAATATGGCGCAAAAGAATGGGATGCAGTATTAAAAATTAAGCTAGATATAGAAAACATGGAACGCAAAGAAAACGAGGCTTTCCAGCACGATGCTAAAGAAATACAGCGTGTCAAAATGTGGTGTTGGATAGCAGCATTAATAGTAACTTTATGGCTTAAATTTGTATTAGGAGTAATTTAATGTTAGAAATTTTAAAACACCTTGTAACAGGTAAAGATAACGAAACGCATGACGTAGCTCGTTGGTCATGGGTAACTACCACTTTAGCGGTTATCGCTGGTGGTATGTGGGATGCTGTTCATAATGGCAATATAGATCTTATGAACTTTGCACAAGCTATTGGTATCCTATCTGGCGCACATGGCGCAGCAGTAATGATGAAAAAGGATGCAGAGCCACAATGAGCTTTTTATTTAACTTATTAGGCGGTATTGGTGGACAAATTTACATTTATGCTGCTCTTATTCTTAGTTCCTTTGGTGCTGGCTTTTATGTAGAACATTTACGCTTTGTGCAATTCCAAGACGAAGTTAAGATTGTTGCGGAAAAACAAATTGCAGAAAATAAAGCAATCAAGAAAGAACAGGAGATAATTAATGACAATACTAAAAAAACTTATCAAGCTAATATTGATAACATTCATACCTTTTATAGCAGCTTGCACAACACCAGTAGCGGTGCAATGTCCTACAATGCCAACTCCACCATTACCATTAATGGAAAAGCCGTTGACGTATTACTTGTTGCCGAGCAATGCGCCCAAACAACCCAGCAAGTAATTGCTTTACAAGATTGGATTAACCAAATGGTAGGATTAGATGCAAAATAATTTTCAAAAATGCCTTGAGCTTGTGCTTAAAAGCGAGGGCGGCTGGGTAAATAATCCTAAAGATCCTGGCGGTGAAACCAATCTAGGTGTCACTAAAAAAGTCTGGCAAGAATGGGTTGGACATGAAGTTAAGACAATGCAAGGGTTAACCCCTACCGATGTAGCTCCTATGTATCAAGCTAAGTATTGGATGGCTTGCTATGCAAACCAATTGCCCATAGGAGTTGATTACATGGCGTTTGACGCTGCCGTAAACATGGGTGCAGGGCGTAGTGTCAAATTACTGCAAGAGTGCCTTGGATGCGTTCCTGATGGCACTATAGGCCCACGCACAATGCAATTAATTGACGGAAAAAACCCTAAAGACGTTGTAGAAGCGTTTAGTCAGCGTAAAATAGGCTTTTATGAGTCTTTGCCTACGTTTCCTACATTTGGCAAAGGTTGGCTAAAACGAGTAGAAGATGTTAAACAAAACGCATTAAAAATGATTGGAGAATCAAATGGCAACTAATTTTAAGATTGAAGGCAAAGAACATAAGTCCCCTAAAGGTCATTACGTTAAAGATTCTGAGCATCGCACAGAAGATCGTATTGAGCGTTTAGAGGCTAAATTAGACAAGCATATGGCTTTGCCTATGGAAAAGGCTCATCACCCACACCAATCAAGCCAAAAAGAAGCCCCACTACCAAATATGCGTAAGTATTAAAATAGCTGCGTAAGATCGGCAATTTTAAACATAGTAATGGGGCAGTCGTAAAAAAACTCCCCTTTACTAACATATTTGTTATGGACTTCAATCAATGGGCAATTTGCTATCAAGTCTGCTTTTACCCAGTAAGCACGAGATAAGTCCTGAGTTACAGCAAAAAATAGAGTCGGCAGACCTTCTTGAAATAGCTTGTCTTTGCGCTGCGCTACGTGAATACTACCAAGTCGATCAAAGCCTTCTTGACGCACTTCTACCTCAAGCAGCCCAACTGGAACATCTGATCGATAACAGATTAAATCAACTCCATAGCGATTAGGGTTATCTTTTACTTCTAAACCCCATTTCATTTGCACCCAGTCGCTTACTGCTTTGCGACCAGGGCCATCATATACATCGTGTAAATGTTGACTAAAAGGCTTCAAGCTGTAATGTAAATAACCAAAGCCACAAAACTAAGAGCAGCAATATAAGCAACATTGCACCAGTATTCAAAGCGTAATTTAGCAGGATCGCCAATTAGCCACTTTTGAATTTCTAGCATATCAGAATCTTTTTCTACATATCTAGGTTTAAGTGGATTCTCATCGTATCTAGAACCAATTAATACTTTGCCGTTATTTAGAAAATTGTTCATTTTGTTTTTCCGTATAAATTTTTAACAATGCTTTTATACGCAGTTGTAGCTTTTCATAGACATTTTCACAAACATCACGGCACAACCATAAAGTTCCACTCTCAGGGTCAAATGATAGCTTTTCTGCAACTAATTCCAATACATTACCTAAACAAGATATTTGATTAGAAATAGACTCTATTTCATTTGCCTCATCCCATAAACTCATGATTTATCCCTTGCTGATGTTGACCAGAGCTGCTCAATAACTTCTGAAGCGCCCATCTTTATTAGCTCATGTTTATATAGTAAACAAGCTGTATATTTGCCTTTAATAAACCCTGTTTCTTGTTTAGTGCTTGGCCCTACATAAATGCCAGGATTGGTGTAATGAGGCACATATAAAACTTGGTTTACTTTGTAACACCTATAAGACTTATATTCTGGTGTTGCGTATTCCGTTGACATAACCATGATTTTTTCCTTAATATCTATTACGAGGCATACACATTACCTCAACTGGTATATCACTTGTATAACCATTGATTTTGCGTTTAGTAGTGATTACAAACGCTCTTAGACCAGAACCTTCACATTCTGTAACACCATTGATAACTTCATTGCGAGTAAGAGCTGCAACTTGTTTATCAATAATTAAATCTTGGCTTGGGGCTTGAGGCCCTGATGCACAAGCAGTTAAAAACAATGCAAGCAAAATAGCATATTTCATATTAAAACCCCCATCCAAACATTGAACCCAAAATAATACCTAGCAGTATTACGCCAATCCAATCAATTAATGTTATCTTCATAAATCCCCCTAAGTAAAGGTGACAGGTCAAGGTCTTTTTGTATAACAGTCACTCTGCGAGTCGTTGCCGAATAGTGTCAATGACCTGTCGTAAAAAATTACATCCAAACAATTAAGTTTTGTTTCTTACCAGCAGCTTTAGCAGCTCGTAAATTTGGGTAATGTTGCTCAAAATAATTGCCATCAGCAATAGACAAATTTTGAGAAACAATCATTACATAACCACCACCCAAATATTTGTTGTTTTTGCGAATATATCCGTATTTCATTTGTTTCCCCTTTGCGTTAATTCATGATCAGTATCGTATAGAATTTGCCTAAAAAAATTGATCTAGATCAAGTTTTTTCTTTGGATTAAAAATATATTTTTATTTGTTGTAAAAAAACAATAGGGTGGGGCTGACTCCTCACGGAAGGATGTAATGGTCGGGGGAAACCAAGCCAGCCCCATAAATTCTATAGACCCGATTTTAACTGATAAAAGCGCAATAAGTGAAAAAAGCACTTTAAGCCCTTTTGCAGTTCATCTTCTGTGATTTCGCATAGCTTTACCTCATTGGTTAAGCCATTGACAAACATAATCCCACATCTAGCACCCTCTAAGCCTAGAAGCTCTCGGTAGGCTGCCATTTGCATGATATGCTCTTGGTATGGAACTACGCTTTCTAAAGGGGTTTCTTTAGTCTTAAAATCTACAACTACACCTGGCACACCTTTAATTTTGTCTGCTTTTGCGTGTAAATCTACTTTTCCACCATATTTAAGATCAGAGTGACTAGCACTTACTTCTGGTAGCCATAATCTAGCCCCATAAGAGGCTTGTAGAGCGTTTTCTATGTTACGGCAATACTCAGGTACTGACTCTAGTAAAACACCATCAAAAAAGCTTTCTATGATGGCATGAATGGCACTACCACGCTCGGCTGCTTGTTTGCCAGT